TGCGATTTCCGCCAAGCGCAAGGATTTCATTAACCTCATGCAACTGCTCCTCAGCCTTTGTCCAGTGTGGCAAGCGAAACCCATACTGATACGGGTCTTTCTCGGCGTTCTCAATCGCTTCATGGTATATGCGATGTATTGACAACACTTCTTCGGGTGTCATCTGAACTAACTCGTCATCCGTTGGTGGAGTGAGGATTTGATGCGCTCTCCAAATCATACTGTTTCCGCGTCGATTACCTTGCCCTTGGCGATGCGGCTCCTTGCCTCGTTGATGAGGTTTGCAGCGTCATCTAAGCTAGCACCCTTGCGATGCTCAACAACGGTCGTAGCCATGCCGGTAAGCTGCGCTGCTTTATCGGTAAGAATACCAACTGTGATTGCTAACTTCTCGGGGGAAATCTTAGCGAGGCTTTCAGGGTCGTCAAATAGTTGTGTTGCGCGTTCAAATAGCAAATCGGTGTATTCCTGCGCGGCAATGGCGTAGCGCATAGAGAACTCTTTTCGCTTTGTCTCTAGGGTGTCATTATGCCGCCATTCTAGCGAACGAATTACATCATGTCCAATTCCAGTTTTCTTGGAAATCTCCGTTATCCTTGCGCCTTGAGATAAAAGAAACAAAGCAAGAGCCGCCTTGTGGGGAGCGTAATGTTCTATGCTGTTACGTGGAAGTAACTTTGCTCGCTCCCTAACTTCAAGAAACCATTCGCTCTTGTCAGGGCGGTCATCGTAGTAGTTTTCTTTTAGTTTCTGGAGTTGTTCATCGCTCATATTATTTTATTGTCCTGTCGATCTTTCCATTTTTATCATATCGGCAGCAAAGTTAATTCCTTGCTTTTCCTTAAATTGCTTTGCCATATTCGTCAACTCAGCGGAAAACTCTGGATCGCTAGATGCTTGGTGAGCCAATGCTTCTAATCCGGTTCTTGTTAAGAACATTTCTTTTGCCATATCGTTGTATGCTTTATTCACTGCTCCTGGCATTGCGTTTTTGGCAAGTGCTCTTTTCAATGCGTTTCTTTGAGAACCAGAGGAAAGCATTGCTGTTATGTATCTATTTCTTACAGATGATGCAAGCTGCCCAAATGGAATACCTAAAATTACTCCATTATTAGTTGCGGTAAATCTAGGCACAAATCCTGTTGCTGAAACATCAGTAATCATGTTTGCATTATACAATCTTGCTATATCAGCAAGTTCTTGAGCCTGTTCTTTACCTAGAACAATTTCCAATTTTTTGCCAAATTGCGAAGTTACTCCTGGGGATGTTTCGTAAGCTGATAGGAATTTTTTAGTATCAAACAACGGCATAAATGGAGCATTTGCAGTTACTTCTCCATGAGGAAATTCATTAAGTAAATTTCTCATAAAATCACCCTTAAAAACATTTCTTGAAGTTGGATACAACTTGCTAAGTTGGGCCATTACAACTTCTGTCTCTCCAATAGTATTCCCACCAAGTATGGATTTTGATAAAATATCAGGGTCAACATTTTTAAAATCTCCTCTTTTAGCTGCCTTAAAAATATCAGATCTAACTAATGCTTCTTCTTGTTTTTGCAAGATGTCTCTTTTGACTATTGATTCAGCCACTTTATCTCTAGCGTCTTTGCCAAGAGCAGAAGATAATGTGTTCAAATCAGTAAGTGTTAGACTGGGAACATTGGCAGATCTCAGAACTCTTAGTTTTTCATTCAAGCTATTTAACCCTCTAGCCGCTGCTCCTGATTTATCTCCATACAATGAATCAAGCATTCCTTGATCGACATCAAGTAGTTTAACTTCCCTTTTACTACCCATCCCAAGATTGTTAAGATACTGTTTACGCATCATTTCTTGTAGATTATTTGCAGTTCCAGCTTTTGACGGGTCTGCTGCTTCAAGTTCTTTAGCTGCTTGCAAAACTCTGTTAATTTTAGCAGGATCGCTCATTACCGAGTTTACAATCTGTCTTGGAGTTGCAGAAGCTTCTCCACCAGCTTCTTTCAAGATTCCTCCAAGAGTATTTTTTTCAAATGCTCCTCTTGCTTGCACCAATTCAGTTGCTTTTTGAAATTCGTCGCCAAGATTCTTAATCGTTCCATCAGGCATAGTGGCGTTAAATCCACTGTAAATATCACGTCTTAGTTCTGACAACTCAGCAGAAATTCCGGCACCAAAAGCATCTTTTGTTGTTCCTCCTACGGCGTTGTCTGGGCGAGCATCGTTGAATGCTCTGATGTAAGCATCAAAAGACTTGAAATCTAAAGGTTTGTTTATAGATTGAAGTCTTGTTATTTCATTTTTTAAGTCTTGGATTTCGCTTCTGCTTGTTGCTTTACTAAGTCTATCCTCGGCGGCCATAATAAGACCAGGCGCGTCTCTTACTTCTTTTAATCTATTTTCAACTCCTCTTACGGCAGACTCGTCAAATGCTCCTCCAACATTTATTTTTGATTTAATGGCAGGAAGCATATCAATTAATTCTATTGCTGTTATTTGAAACCCAGCTTTATCTGCTACATCTGCCAATACATCATACTGCTCATTTGTTGATTTTACAGATTGATCTTCTGCATCTTTAATTGCTGAACGTAAAAATCCACCAAGTTCATCAGTAGATACAGTAGCGCGAGGCTTTAGAATTCTATCAACAGCAGCTTCAACTAAAGATTTACTTGCTTGGTTTTTTTGAGAAATGCTATTAACAAGAGCTTCTTGTTGTATTTGTTGATTTAGCGCAATACCAGAAAATTCGTTAGCCGTAACTGGAATGTTGCTTTTTATGTCATTACTTAATCTAAGCAACGATTCCTGACTACTTCTTGCTCCTGTTGCGATTCCAGACCCTGCATATGTCCCCGCAAGTTCAGACTGAATATCAATGCCTTGTTGTCCTGCCAATCTAGCTCCAACTGGAACATTTATTTCTCCAGGAGCGCGACCTTGACTTGCTGCTAGTTTTTCTTCTTTACGCATGAGTCTATCAGCCGACTCATCAAGAACTTTAACAAATTTGTTTTCAAATGGATCAGGGATTCTTGCTGCTCGATATGCAGGAATAGCAACATCAGTAAGCATTCCGGTTCCTGCGCCAATAACCGCTCCGGTTCCACGCCTTGCTATTGTCCCACCAAAATCAGGACTAAGGCCATAAGACAGCCTTAGTGCAGTATCAATGCCAGAACCAATAACGGCACCAGCTGCCGCTGATCCAACATTGGCAGCTACTGGGCTTTTCGTTGATCCAAGAATACCTAAGAATGATGCGATTTCAGATGCAACAACAGGTGACTCGGTTGCGATTCCAGCAAGACCAGCAATACCCTTGTCGAGTGTTGTTTTGACACTTCCATCAGGCGACTTGATAAAAAACTCTGTATTGCCTCCAACATCAACAGGAAGGACATTTCCTTTTCCGTATGTTTTCTCAAGTAGTTGCGACTTGCTAGTAGGATCATACAAGGTTTGCACTTGCGCCATGAGCGATGAGGGAATCTTTTCAGCCTCACGTCCACCTTTACCAACTGGCAAATTGTAAATTTCTCCAACAATCTGGCGATTTCTTTCATCAACTTCTTTTGGTGATTGTTGATTTGTGCTCAATGCAGTTGCTCCAGGCATTCCCATTGACTGCATTGGAGAACTAAAAGGAACAGGAACAGGCCTCCTAAGAACATCCATTTTCTTGCTAACCTCAGCCACTTGCAAGTCGGCTTCTTGCGTCATTAGCTTTGTGTAATTATTTTGAAGGAAGTCTTCTCGATCCTTCATTGTTCTTAAATCATTGATTAAAGAGTCATATTCATTTGTATTGCCAGACGCTTTTGCTGAATCAAGTTTTTGAGCAATAATTTTATTTACCTGATTGATCTTTGAAAGTTCAGATTCAATCTCAGTTTTTGATTTTTCAATTTCACTCATTTTGGTAAATATTGTTTGTAAATAGATTCTGAATCGCTACTAGGAGCAACTCCAGATGAAGCAGTAGAACCAAGAATTAAATCTTGTTCATTTCTGATTTTTCTTACTTCTTCATCAATATCAAATGCACTTTTCTTTTCTCGCATTCCTTCGGATATTGCTTTTTCAGCTTTTTCAGCTTTTTCAACCGCTTTAAGCATGAACTCGCCTATTTTTTTATTTCCTTCTGCGGTATTGCCAAGACTAGGAGCTAAAACAGTAGTAAAGTATGTCATTTCTCTGTCGGAAATAGCACCCTTAGTAAGATTAATAAATCCCATAGCAAGATTTCCAGATACGGACTTAAATGTTTCAGAATTTGAAACATCTTTGCCAAATGCTCTATTAAATTGCATTATCGCCTCTTGAGCAAATCCAGTTTTAACACCCTCATCAATAAGACTGATCATTTTCTTGATGTTGTCTTTATTTTGCACAGCACCTTGAAATTGTTTCTTTTGATCAAATAAATCCTTATCAACCATTTCAACACGTTTTTGTTGGTCTGATCCACCAGTATTTACTTCAACCATTGGTTTGCCTCCAATAGTTACAGAAGATACAACAAATCGACCGTCTGTTGTTGGAATAGCATCAATTTTTGCTCCTTGCTTCACAAGCTCATTTACTTGTTCTTGAGTCATTATTGTTCCAGTTTGCTTTGCCTCAGATTTACCACTAATATATCTAGGCACAAGCGGCTGACTTGGTTGTGCTTGTGCTGCCACCATAGGAGGTCCATCAATATTTATAGCTCTCTGCACTTGGCTAACAGCATTTCCGCTAGTAAGTGGAGACAAACCTTCAGGAACATCACTTGGGATTCCCATCATCCCACTAGCTTCAGCTATTCCATTTGCAAGTGCTGGATCTGTGTTTTGCAATGATGGTAAGACTCCAGGACTGCCATCTGCGGAAGTCCCAGAACCAATAGGTAGTGAACCAACATTTAATCCTGCATCAATTTGACTTGCTGCTCCTGAGCTTAATTGATTAGAAAAAACTTCTGGTGGCTCTCCTCTTCCATAAGCTGGCAAATCAAAAATTGGATATTTTGTTTTTGGATCATATATTTGACCATCGCTTCCTTGTTTTACTAAAACATCACCTTGAGTAGTCTTAAGTAGCTTATCCTCAAATGTAAGCGGAGCAATTGGTGAAGGCGCATTCCTTGCATTCATTGCAGCTTGCTCAATCCTAATTGCTTCGCTCTTGTCAAATCGACCGAACACATTTGGAATCATTGCTTTACCTTCATCCAGCAATGCCGCTTTTTCAATCGGACTTAGATTAGGGTCGTTTGCTGCGCTCAAAAATGGAGAAAGAGTCTCTCTAGCACCTTTAATTCCATAAGAATCTCCTAGAGTTATTGCGGCCTCGATCGCTTTAGCCGACGCTTTGTTGTAAGCATCCACTTTTTTTTGCTCTTTCTTGGCTTCCCCAAATTCTTTAATCGCGCCGCCGATACTCGCCCCAAGGTTGGCCACCCCCCGTGCTTGCGTAGCAGCAGCATTAGCAAATCCACTGTAATCCTGTTTGAATGACTCAGGGTTGATCCCCGAGCCTAGCATCTGTCCTCTTCCGTAAGTCGCCATATTATTTAACTAGCTTGTAATCTACCGCCTTGAATCCTCCGACTTCTTTAACAGCTTTAGGAGTTTTCTTTTCAACGTCTTGCGCCATGACTCCCATTTGAGTGGTGTTATCACCTTTGTATTTGTAGGTGTAAATCGGAAGCCCTTTATTTGTTTCTCCAACTTTTTCAATGTCGGTTTTCAACCTTCGATCAGAAAACATAAGCGGAACTGCTGCCCCAGCAACATTTCCAATCGCGCCCATAATTCCAGCATTTTGCGCTGCTGCTGCCTGTGCGTTAGCAGATTGCGCAGCTAGTTGATTTGATCGTTGTGCAGCACCAAGATTAAGTCCAACAGATGTATCAAACAACTGTGGAGTTCCTGCGCCAATAGCACCTAGTCCGGTCTGCAAGAAGTTCTGCCCTTGTTGATACGACATTGGTGCAGAGCCTAGAAGGTTAAGTCCAGGTTGTGTGTAGAATCCTTGTGAAAGATTATACGAGTTCTGCGCGGCTTGTGCTGCCTCCATTCTTTTCCTAGCAAGCATCTCCTCGCGCCCCATGACTTCCGAGGCGATAGCTGCGTTACCACCAATCCGACCCGCGGCAGATGCACCTTCTCGGGCAGCTTGTTGGTATCCACGCTGTTCTTGCGGGTTTAGTGATTGCGAGGACGCATAAGCCCGTCTAGCTTCTGCATCAGCATTTTGAACTGCATACGCCTGTTCCGGCGATAGAGCTTGCATCAGTCCACGGGTAAGACCTGCCTGTCCGGTCATCTGACCAAGTTCTGCTTGACGTGCCTCACCTAGTCCCATGCCAGCTTGTTGCGCCGCTTGATTGCTAAGACCAAAGATTCCTTGTTGTCCACCTGCACCACTTAAAAACGATTGAATGTCACTAAGGTTTAACCCTTGGAACTGAGGACGAAATTGCTGTTCCTGTGAAATGATTCCAGGCAGTGATTTAGACATTCCAGAAACATAGTTTCTAATGTCTGCTCCGATGTCCATTTTAGGAGCTTTTACTTTTGGTGGCGACGATCCCATAATTATTGTAGTTTTGAATAGAATTTTTTTATGCTTAACAAGCGAGTGCGGAGTGATCCTTTGAAATCTCTGCGAAAGGAAATGTAATCATAGTCATTTCTAAAAACCCTAAGTCCACTAGCCATGTTTCCACAACACATAGTAACGTAAAGTGTATTCGATTCCTCAAATAGCACAGCTTTTTCAGGATGGTTACTATCGGAGTGAAAGCATAGCGCAAAAACTTTAGGATTACAGACAACAATCCCATGACACAAGTGCCAACTGATAAGTCTTTGGAGATCGATGTCATTTGATTGATAAAGTTCAAGAGCAGTTGCTAGGTTTGGATTCATCCAATAATTGAAATGCTATTATGCAGATTGCTTACTGGGTCGTTGTTGCTTGTATCAACAGTCAATATCCTACAACTTTGAGCGTTGTTTGGAGATCCAGATAACACCTTGTTTCCAGCAGTGTTTACAAAAGCTGCCGTTGTAGCGCATGTTCCAAGGATAGAATAGTTAGCACTAGGCATGGCAATTAAAAAATTAGCTACGTAGTAACCATCTTGAACACTGTCATTTGCGGTTGGTGGAATTACCGGACTAGACATAGCGGCCGAAATGCAAGATATGTTTCCACTTGCACGGATTGTTTTCCTTAAAAGTGTCACTGATCCGGTTGACGATGTTGACGCGCTGCTTGTAACAGTAAACGTGTTTTCGGTCACTCCAGATACTTCATAAAGACCATCAAACGGAGCGGTCCCAGTTGCAACAGTGTAATCAATATAAACTAAATTTCCAACAATCAATCCATGGCCTGTTACTGTAATGGTGACAGTAGTCCCAGTTCTGGAATAATTTCCAGTTACATTGGCAGTATTTGAAGTAGAATTAAAATTTGCCCACGCCCTAATCCCGTAAACCGGGGCTGTTCCAGTTTGCGCTCCATTCAATTTAGGAGCAGTGATGTTTGCATCAGCAATTTTTGCTGTTGTAACAACATTGCTGTCGAGCGTAGCAACTCCACTGGCAACTGTAAAATCTCCAAAGTCGGAGTTTGACAACTTACTCGGCGTAATGTTTGCATCAAGAACTTTTGCAGTAGTTACCGAATCTGACGCAATAGCATTGGCTGTAACAGATCCAACTCCCATTTCATTAGATGTAATGGTGCCAACTTTCATCTTGCCAGAAACCAACGCAAGTGTGGTATTCCCAGCAACTATTGCATCACTTGTAAACAATGTTTCGTCAATGATATTGTTCATCAACGTGCTAGTGATAACCTCGTTTGTTGCAAAAGTCTTGGTGGTATCTACTACTCCTGGCATATTATTTCTGGGAAATGATTTGTCTATTTGTCACGGAACCAGTAACTTTGATAGAAGTTATCTTAGGGGAGCCGATTGTTCGTGTCAAGGTTAAGGTTCCTAGATACCCTCTAATCCCACCCAAACGAAACCGGATGTTTCCGGTTTCATCCTCGGAAGCAGATCCAGTTCCAAGAACGGTTCCATCAAGGAAGGTAGTTGTCGTGCCAATCGGTTGATTGTTGTCAGGGTCTTCTGCTGCAAATGATATGGAATACTCACCAAGGCCACCATTAACGCATTGCATGGTTACTTGGCCATCGGTAAACCGTTTTCGATCAAGATTCCCCAAAGAATAACCTCTAGTTGTCAAAGATGAGTTGATTGAAAAGCTAGTTGGAACACCAGAAGATAGAAGATTATCAAGAGAGCTTTCAGCGCACTCTAATTCATGCAGTCCACCCAAAGATGTTACCGCATAAATGTTATTTCTTTCGGCAGCACTTCCAATAATAAGGTTTTTTATCAAGAAATCATTAGCTCCAAAGGTATCAATCGACTCCCATCCTTTGTTCAAAAAGTTAAAAACCAAAATTGTATTGTTGCCAGTAGCATTATTAGCTCCTTCTGTGGAATCTAGTGCCACTGCAAGGTAATATCTGTTATTAAAAAGAACTCCAACCGCATCCTTAGCTAAATTTTTGTTGATTCTGTCGATGTACGGTTGGATGTTCTTAGAAATAGGTTCGTCAGCACCACGAAGATTGTAATCATTCAAGAATTCAACGGCATAAACGCCTTGGTCTGACAGGAAAAACATGGCATTGCCCTTCATCACAACACTTTTCTTAGCCAAGCATCCTACTTCCGTAGTCAATGCTGTGACCCTGGTGTCATTCAGGCTGCCCGTGGTTCCACTGATTAAGTGTAAGCTGTTCCGATTCAGAACAACTAACTTGTCATCATAGAATCCTTGCATGGCAACAAGGTAATCTGCCGTTCCACCAGTAATCCTAAACTGATTAGCAATCTGGTCAAACGTGTGGCTATCCAAAATATCTGAAACTGCAATCTCATCCGTAATTCCCCTGCTTGTATAGGTTGGAGAACTAAATGTTCCAGCAGGAGTGTAGTAAAAAGGCACCCACAATCTGCGTTGAAAGTAAACTCCCCACGGTGGGGCAGGCTGATGAATAAACCCACCACCTACGCTAAACCTGCCTCCGAACTCAATCTGTTGAGCGCCAGGAATACTTGCTAGATTTGCTACCGGAGCAATAAACGAGATGTTTGTATCTGTTGCACTTAGCACCTCAAACGATTGACCAGAAATCGCACTAAATGTCGGTATGTTTGTCTCATACACAACAATTGTGTCACCTTTGACAATAGTGGTATTCCCGCTAACTGTAAGGCTGACAACCCCAGCTGTCACCGTTCCCGTAGTAGAAACAAACACCTGCGGTTGAGTATATGCGCCTCCAGGAACAAGCGTAAACCCAGCTTTCAGTATTGCATTTGTAACTACAAACGTCTGCGTCTGGGATGTTGTAAAGGTATAGGTAAATACATCCTTATCAGTAATAGATACAACCGCAAACGTGCCATTAGCTGGAGTTCCTCCAGTCAGACCGCTGACAACAATGCTATCTCCTACTTTCAAACCATGGTCTTTAATCCTCATGGTTACAGTAAACGCACTAGAACTAGCACTCTCAATTTGCCTGCCATTAGGGAACCATTCAAACGCTTGGAATCCATCACGGAATAAAAACACACGATCAAACGCTTGTATCATGTCGGTGTCTCCAGATAGTGACTCTGACGTAGGATATTTAACATCCTGCGTAGTGTAGTCATTCAGATTAACCAAGATTGCCTTGGAATCCAATGCCAATACCACACTCTCAGCATTGGCAGAGTTTGGATCGCTGAATAAACAAGAAGCCCTGACGTTCACGTTGGCGGCATCGTTAATCGGAGTTGTGGACAATGTGCCAGTCGATGCACCCAAGACAGTCAACCCAGGCACGGAATATTCCAATGTAGTTGAACTAATCACAGTCATGGAGAAATCACCATTGATCACCGTATTGGCAGGCGTTGTGGCTCCAGCTAGCCCAGTAACTCGCGCTAATGCCGTTTGACCCACAGTTAATCCATGAGCTACTGAGGTAGTAATCGTGATAACGCCAGCAGAGACAGTGGCAGAGGAAATAGTCTTTGATGAAGAAGTGAGAACCTCAGAAGTGGCACTTGTCGTATATGTTCCCGATCCACCAACAAGCGGATAAGTAATGCTTGTCCCGCTTGCAGTAGTCGCAATAAACGAATTGTTTGGGTTTGTCCCAGTAGTGTAGATAATCCCACTGGTGCTAAACGCTGAACCATTTGTCAATCCATGAGCCGATGCTGTTGTCAGCGTTACCACATTGCTGGTCACAGATGCAGCAGTAATCGCAACGCTAGTCCCAACCAAAAAGAACGGTAATTGCAACGGACTACCACCACTCGTCAACGATCCTGTCCTTGCGACAATACCCCTACGCGGCTTCCAATACCCATCCATCCTACCATTCAACGACTCTCTCACCTCACCAACTTCTAGCTGGTTCAGTTGTAGTCGCTGGTTGACACTCAGGAATCCACCATCCCCATCGGAGGATTGTCCTTCATCCATTGCACTACCACTCTGTGCAAACTGGCTCATTATGCGTAATAGGCGATTACAACACCAGAGGTTAATTCAATCGAGGTAAAACTACCACCAATACCAACACCAGCAGGAATAGTGATTGCAGTAAGTCCAGCAGAACTGCTAATATTGCTTGATGTAATATCAGTAATTTCAAAATCTGTAATACCTTGTATCCAACGGAAATTTCCAGTAGTAGTGTTGGTATTAGAAATAACAATACCACCACCTTGTCCTTGCAAATCGTAGCTAACTGGGCTGCTCATGCCCACTTGTATCATTTCAGGGGGAAACGTCAAGTATATTTTGCAGCCCACTTAGCGGCGATGCGTCAGCTATCCTTCTAGTCGCAATATCCACATACTCCCCCTCGCGCTCTCAGCCATGCCACGTATTACCACCACTACGCAATACGTCAATTATTTTCGCTATTTGCGCATTTTTTGGGAGGGGGGGTTATCCAATAGATATATCCAAGCCCACGCGCACGCGACCCCCTCCCCCCGTCAAACGCCCGCTTGAAACGCCCGCTTGAAACGTACGATTGAAACGTACGCTTGCCATCACCCCCCGAGTAATAATCTTGCCAATGTACTGCTCATGTGCAATCGCTAGGGGCAATGCTCCAGGTGCATCCGCAGAGGCAATGGCAAGGTCCTTCGTTTCTATGTCAATTCTACTCGCCAAACTAGCAACTTGGCGAGAAAAAAATCGATAGTCCCAAAGGATTATTCTGCAGGCATTATTCCATGCGGGCAGCGCGGTGCAATTAATTGCAATCTAACGATTTAGCGTTGTGGACAATTTACAATTTTCCGCCCAAACAAACAAACAAACAAACAAACAAACAAAAATGAAAATCAGCGCAAAAACAGCACGCAAAAAAATCAAATCCGGAAACGCATGGGTAGAGGGTAAAATGAGCTCGGGGTATCGTTACCCGGAGGGGGAAGAGTACTGGATCATTACAGACTCGGCTGAAATGGCAAATCATCACGTCCTTGTCAGTGATGCGCCTCGGCTCGACAAAACAAAGCCAACGGCATAAAAAGTCGAAACGGGTTCGCCCGTCTTGCGGTATCGCCGCCACTGATGAGCCCCTGGCAAGGGGCGAAACTCCCGAGAGGGAGTCTGGCACATGCCACTATCACAATATGAGCACAACCACAATTAAACAGCTGAAGCAATTCCCTCGGACCCTCGACGCGCTACTCAATCACCCGGATTTTCACCCCTTCCCGCGCTCAAGCGATGAATGGCTATACAACCCGGACAGGATGGAGAGATGCGAAGCCGCCGCCGAAAATGGGGCAGACGGCAGCACTCACGCCGAAAGACTAGAGGACATGCGCGAAGCACTGCGAGAAATGCGGGCGGACGTTCCGCGCTCCCTGAACGACAGAACCCTCGCCGCCCTGGATGGCCGGGTGGAAAGTATCGAGGAGGAAATCGACGCTTGCGAGGCATGGCACGAGGCGAACGGGAGTCTTCACGAAGAAATTGGATAAGCCACTGATGAGCCCCTGGCACGGGGCGAAACCCGAAAGGGTCTGGCACATGCCAATTACACAATATGAACACCACAATTACAAGACAAGACACAATCAAAGCCGCACTTTACAATCAGGGCGTGAGACTCTACACGTGCAAATCCTCCTACCCTGAATATGATGCACCGCTTAACCTAATGGGGCGCACGCACTACGTTGATCCCGAAACCCTGAAAGGCTTTGGCGCGCGGATTCTAAACGCTGGATGCGCGGCAGGCGGTTTGCTCTATTGGCTGGTGGAGTCGGTGAAATCCCGCCCCGATGCCGGAGCGTACACCCGCCGCGCAGTTATCTTTGACGTGTTTGGGGAAGTCGTGAACGAGCGCGACACCTGGCACAAAGACACGAGAAAAGCCGTGGCGGAGGCTTTGGAGTTTGTCCGCACGTTTGACGCGGTGAAGCATACCGGGGACAAACTGGCGGCACGGGCGAAGCGTGACATTGAGACAGCTAAGAAAACCCTCGCCGCATTGCGCGGACGCTGACCCCCGCCACTGATGAGCCCCCCGGCAAGGGGGCGAAACTCTCCCCGATAACGGGGGAGTATGGCAAATGCCAATTTACAAATCATGAACACCACAACCACGAAACAAGACAGAATCGCCTCCCGCCGCGCAGCTCACCACGCCGCGCTCGAAACCCTACGCGCCCCCGGTTGCGAAACCCCCGGCGCGTTGATATGGAAACGCCTGCGCCGGATCGAAGCCCGAGCACACGACGCGGCAACCGCGCAATGCAACGGGGCGGCCTATGGCTCGCAACCTTTCCGCCCTGACTGGCACCCGGACGGCACGGAGGGCACCGATGCGAACCCAACCCCGTGGGAAGTATTCGCGGACGAAATCCGCGCCGAGGTCGCCGCCATTTTCGGCGGTATCCTCCCGGCGGGGTTTGCTTACAATCAGGACTGCCGAGGCCACGCCCTGAAACTCCGCCCCGAGAAATGCACCGTGCCCGCTGGCATGTCAACCGACTGGGGCAGCAACGGGATTCTTGCCGCTGAAATTGACGACATTTGAACCCCGCCACTGATGAGCCCCTGGCAAGGGGGCGAAACTCCCGAAAGGGAGTCTGGCAGATGCCAATAACACTATGAACACAAACACAGAACACACGCCTGGGCCTTGGATTGTTGAGGAATGCCACAACATTGATGGGTCGAAATTTTTAACAATAAACGGACAAGGGCCACATGGGGCATGGCTGGCCGACATTCAGGCCGGGTCAGTCAATGGCCATCCTGCGGATTTTACCGAAAAACACCTTGCGAACGCTTGCCTCATCGCCGCCGCGCCGGAGTTGCTGGAAGCATTGCACCAATGTTTAACCTTGGTGGACGCTCACCGTAAAGCGGCACTTGGGGAGGGAGACCTCGCTGCAATGAATGCTCGCGCCGCCATCGCCAAGGCGGAGGGGAAAGCATAACACCAAGCGGGTCCGATCCCCGCGCAACACGAACCACTTTAAAAATATGCTGATCGACAACAAACTCGCCTTACTAGCCGCCACCGCTAAAGTTATGGGTACAACCCCCGAAGCTATAATCGGCAAGCGCAAAACATTCGCCGAGGCTCTCGCGCGTCAAATCGTCATGACCCTCTGGGCGGAGGGTCACTCACTCCAGGCCTCCTGCGAAATCGTAGGGAGAACCCACCACACCGCCGCGTTCTATGCCCGAAGGAAAATACATGAACGCTTGCAGTACTGCGAGGCGACCCGCGAACGCATGAAAATGATATTGAAAAAATATTCAGAAATTATTCTTGAACCTTTTGAAAAAAATCAATAAAACAATCCCGGCGGACGACAAACACCGCCACAACACAACACAATAGAACCATGAACCTAGAACACAGCACATCAGAATTATTCGCAGCCCTCGCCAAGATGCAGGGGGAGGTAGAAAACGCCACGAAGGGGAGTCTCAACCCCCACTTCAAATCGAAATACGCGGATTTGGCGGAGGTATTGAATACCGTTCGCCCAGTCCTCGCCTCGAACGGCCTGTCCGTTATTCAGTCCCCGTCATTTGACGGCCAGACCTGCCACGTCACCACCACAATCGCTCACAGCGGTGGCGGGTATATCTTCGGCACTATGTCCTGCGTCCCCGCCAAACAGGACGGGCAGGGCATTGGAGCCGCGACAACCTACCTGCGCCGCTACAGCCTCGCCGCTGTCTGCGGGGTAGCCCAGGAGGATGACGACGGAAACACCGCCGCGCATACCAAGCCCGCCGTTCATCCGCTTATCTCGAACCACGAAGCCGCAAGGATCAAAGAGGGTATCGAGACCCTCGCCATCGACGAAGCTGCATTTTTAAGGCATTACGGGGTGGCTTCTGTATCGCAGCTAACGACTGATAAAATTGCCAGTATTGATCGTGCTTTTGCTGCTAAAAAAGCGAAGTCATAATGGGGAAAATAATCACAATGAACCAAACCAAACAACGCGGAGGCAAACGCATCGGAGCCGGTAGAAAACCCGGCGTAAAAAAAGCGCGGAACAGGATCGCTCGGTCAATTACCCTTCACCGGGACACTTGGCAAATGATCGAAAGCAAGCGCGGTGAAAAATCTCCTAGCAAATACATTGAATCCAAACTATAAATCCAAAACATGAAAACATACATCGAACAATACGCGCTGACTACCAGCCACAACAGAAAAAGAAACAGGAAGCGGTATACCCGCTTGAAAACCATCCTTTTGCGCATTGCCACGTCACTGGCAATCGGCGCAGCAACCTATTACGCAAGCCTTTATGTGGGATGACAGAGACGACGACTATCGCGATGAAGTCCGCAGTTACTACCGCTGTCCTGACAGGTTTTGCGGGGCTGATGACTGCCCGACTTGTTGGCCGGGCAACTTTACGGGCGAAGTTTGGTATAAGGACATTGAACTGGAAACAATTGAAAACGACTGATATGACAACACCAAAACAAATTGATGACGGAGGCAGCGTCACCGCGGATATCATATCGCAAAGGTATGTTGCGGAACTCGGAATGATAGAAGAAAAGGTCCAATCTGTGGGCGGATTATCCGTTCGCGACTACTTCGCGGCGGCGGCTTTGCAGGGACTGATTTGTCACTATGGCATCGACGTGATGTCAGATGAAAATAATTCAATGGTCGCCTATGAACTTGCAGACGCAATGCTTGCCAAAAGAAAGGGGGGCGCATGATCGACCATAAAAACGCATTGGGGCATTACAGCACCGACAGCCTTGCCAAAATCCTCCGCGATCTGCAACTCAAAAACCAGCACGACCGATGGGACATTGAACGCATGGCCGCTATCAAATCCTTATTAAAAAAAAGGGGGATTATTTTAACATGATTCCTCCAGAACACTCTCCCCGCCAAGTGGCGGATCGGGAAACAGGCCCGCTGTCGTTGACAAATGTTCAGGTGTCGGCAGCGGAGGGAAACCCGGTGACCTTGTTTTTATACATCGCGGCGGACGCGCAGCATCTGGAGCCTTACAAGCTAACGCTGGAATCCGAGCTTATCATTGCTGCCGCTGACGAAATCATCCAACTGCGTGATAAGTTGACCAACGCAAAGAGGGAAATTACACAGACGATCAGAAAACTGGAACAAATATACGCACAAATCGAAATCAAAACATTATGATAAAAGAAGCCAGTATAGAATACAATCTCGGCAAAGCGTATTACATGCGCTCTG